AACGTCAACTCCCCCACCCCCGGCGTCCAGTCGGAGGAGACGGGAGAGGCCAAGACCGGCAAGCCGCCGATGGCCACGGGGTCGGACACCAAGTCTCCCGGCCAGACCAACCCCGGAACTTCCCTCAAGACCGACGCCACCACTCCTCCCGGCGGGAGTGAGAACTGGACGCACCAGGACAAGATGAAACAGTCGGCTGCTCTCCTCATCAGCAGGAAGCAGAAGACAGCGCAGGTCAACCGCGTCCTGGGTATCATGAGCAAGATGGCCGGCGAGGACGTATCCGCCGCCCAGATCAAGGCCACGCACAATGACGTCCCCCCGGATGCGTCCAAGAGCGGTGAGGACGTCCCCTCTCTTCCCGGCGAAGCCAGCCGGCAGGAGAGCATGATCAACTCCAACGAAGCTGCAAGGGACTACACCAAGCAGCAGGCGAAGGCCGTACCCAAGGAACGGATGGGTGAGGTGATCGACGAACCAGCCCAGAAGAAGTCCACGGATCCGGTGCTTCATGAAAACCTCGACTCTGCTGCCGGCGCGGGCGTGAAGCTCTCATCAGCGGTGGCGGCAAGGGCTCTCCTCCGCAAGATCGCGGAGGAGGGGGCGAAGGACGATGCTTCGCCCGAGGAGAAGGAGAGGGCTGCGAAGCTGCACGAAGCCCTCAAGGCCAAGCAGGAAGAGAAGAAGGAAGCCGCCTTCGGTAGCAGCGCAATGCCCATCTCGGGTGGGTACTAGGAGGACATGATGAGCCAGACCAAGATCAGTGCTGCCCAGGCCGCGCAGGTCTACGCCGAGGTTCCAGGTGTTCTTCGGGCACTCGTCTCCGAGAGGGACGAGTTGCGCACGAAGCTGGCGGGTGTGGAGACCAAGCTGCGGGAGTACGAGAAATCCGACCGAATCGAGAAGATCGCTCGCACGATGGAGACCAAGGGCATCGACCCTGGCACCACCTTCGAGGAGAAGGTCGAGCGGATCAAGGAGGCGGAGACTCGTGGCCGGAAGCTCGACGTCATCGAAGAGGCGATCGAGATGTCGGCCCCCAATGGGGCTCTCGGGAAGCTGGCAGGAGCGGAGGCGCCGGGTAACGGTGCGGATGCTCTCACGGCGTACATCCTGGGTGGGCTCTCCGAGTAGCAGCCAACCGGAAAACCAAGGAGAACTTCAATGTCCGTTTCGAACTTCACTCTGATCACGGAACTCATTCCGGTCCTCCGGAGGGATTTCCCCCTCAACGACCGGACCCTGGCGAATCCGAACGGAACGAACCCGCTACTGGATGGCGAGTTCATGAACCTCAACAGCAGCTACAAGCTCATCCGTGGCGTCGATGGAAGCATCGGCTGGGCAGTCTTCGCGGAGAAGGGGCGTTTCGACGTCCAGGCTCTTGGGAAGACGACGGTGCTGTTCGGCATGACCTACGAAGCCGACACCCTGATCTTCACCGCCGCTGGCCTCACGCTCCTGGGCAAGCTCCAGATCAGCGCGAGCGTCACCGGACCGGATGGGAAAACGAAGTCCGGCCTGGCGAACTACTCGTCCGGCGAGGTCATCGGCTACGTCACCCGTCACCCGAACGACAACGGCAACAAGCTGCGCTTCATCCAGACCCTGGTCTAGGCCAGGAGAGGATCACGAAGGAGAATCACGATGAGCGTTCCCGCAAGAGTCCTGAACGACCTCTTCACCAACAAGGTGGGGACGGCCGAGGGGAAAGAGAAGATCGCCGAGTACGCCGGCACCTACGTCCGCGACCGTCTCCGTGAGGTGAGCTACGCCCGCAAGGTCCAGCCGCCCCAGATGGTGACCAGGGCGGACTGCCAGCGGTCCGTCAACCACGACACGCTCGTGAAGATCGTGGACGTGGAGCCCAAGAGCCGCGCGATGGCCCTGACCTTCCGCGGTCAGCCCGAGGCCCGCTTCATCCGCGCGCCCCGTGCCGAGGTGGCTTTCTGGACCGTCAGCTCGGAGAAGTTCGAGAAGACGGAGCAGGAGCTCCTGGCCTACGAAATGCCGATCACCAAGGTCATCGAGGACAACTCGGTGAAGGACATCCAGGAGATCGAGGACCGCGAGTGGACCATCCACATCGAGGCCGCTGTCCAGGCCCTCCAGGCCGAGGCCAACGGTGGTTCGGTCACCGCCCTGAACGCTTCGGCGCTCCAGGGAGCGACCCCGCCGGTCGAGTTCTCCGTCCGCAAGGGCGAGCTCGCCCGCGAGGCCACCACGGACGACGCGACCGTCTGGCCGGTTCAGAGGCCGGACTTCGTCAACCTCTTCAAGCTGATCGATGGCAACAGGCTGCGCGCCGAGCAGATCCTGATCACCGAGGTGGACTGGGACGACGTCCTCCAGTGGACGCTCGAGGACTTCGGCGACAAGCTCCAGTCGGAGACCACGGTGGACGGATACAAGTACAACCTGCTTCTCGGCAGGCAGTACATCCGGACCATCAAGACCGACATCCTGCGGCCGGGCAACGTCTACTGCTTCACCGCCCCGGACTTCCTGGGCCGCTTCTACATCCTCAACAACACCAAGTTCTACATCGACAAGATCGCGAACCTGATCACCTGGCAGTCCTGGGAGGACATCGCGGTCGCTGTCATCAACATCGCATCGGTGCGGAAGCTGGAGCTCTACTCCGGTGACGCCACGACCATCGACACCGACAGCATCCTCACCGCCAAGAGCCCGAAGGCGGAGGAGGACCTCGGCGCCGAGAACAACCGCGTGGACTCCGGCCTGGTCTACCCGGGCATCGAGGTCTACTAGCCCCGGCCCTTCGGGGTGAACGTACGGGCTGAAAGCGCCGGCGTCTCGCTGTAGGCGCCGGCGCTTTTTCTTAGGAGGAGACAAATGGCCGAGACACAGTCGTTCTACACGGTCGAGAACATCGTGGGGAATGCCCGCACGAGAGCGCACCGTCACAGGTCCGCGTGCGTGCGGCGTAACAAGCAATACATCGCCGGGAGACGAACCCTGCCAGGCAAGAAGATCACCTTCTCCGAGGAGATCTTCCAGCGTGAGGCAGCCAAGCTCCTATGGATGCTGAAGGAGGGGATGATCGTTCTCACCGCTCCAGGCCGACTGCGGATCACCTACGCCTCCACGGGTGAGTTCATCCTCAGCCGACCGGACGGGGCGTTCAAGGCACTCCCCAAGGGAGAGCTGCCGGAGTGTTTCCAGAAGGTCAAGCCGGAAGATCAAATCCCTGCCACCCCGGAGACGACCACCCCGGAAGAGGTAGAGAAGGCCGAGGAGATTCTCGAGGAGATCGCGGAAGAGGTCCAGCCGGAGGTGGTCGAGGTCGCCCCACTACCCAAAGACCAGCCGGTCACGGAATCTGTCTTCGGGTCCGTCAAGCTCTCCGAGCTTTCTCGAGAGGCGAAGGAAGCTGAGGAAGAGATGTCGGTCGCAGATGAGGAGTCAGCAGCCGCATCTGAGCCAACGAGATCGCATCACAAGTCCAAGAAACGGAGATAGCCAATGGTGAAAGTCACCAATCTCACTGATCGGGTAGCGGGCTTTCTGCACTGGAGGGTCATGCCCAAGAGTTCTGTGCTCCGCGATCCGCGTGGGGCGAAGAGGGAACTGATGCCGGCTGAGATCGCCTACAGTTCAGTCGCCAAGCACCTGGCCGATCAGGGTGTCCTGGAGCTGGAGGGGTACCATCCCCAGAAGGCGGTTCCAGTCAAGGCTGAGGCGCCACGTGCTTCCGTAGACCCCATCATCCGGAAGAAGAAGGCCAAGGACGAGTAATGGACGCGGGAACGGTCTCCAGTTTCGCTGATGAGATAGGAGACGTGGCCAAGGGGGAGAGGGCAGCCTTGAAGTACAGCTCTCCTGAGGCACCTCCAGGGATCAAGAACCCTGATCAGCAGTCTCCCTATGGGCGACAGCTTCTCAAGGGCCAGGAGGTGGAGAAGGAACACAAGGACACAATCGGCTGGCTCAAGAAGAACCCCGATGCTCCTTTGGAGGCCGCCACCCGCAGCATTGCTTCCGACCATCTGGATGAGGACCGGAAGTACTACACCCATCTCAAAGAGATGGAGGACAAGTACAAAGAGGCCATGGTCCATGGCCTCTTTGACGAGCTGGAGAAAATCGGAGGTGGAGGCATCATGAAGGCGCTTTCCACAGACATCACACCAGGATACGGCCCTCTCCTACCGAGGCTGAAGAGGGGATTCGGGGATGTGGGAAGGGCCTTGAAGAATCAGGTCCAGCGCCACGGAGTAAAGGGACTGGTTGGATGACAGCACAGCTTCAAGGTCTCCCTGGTATTCCGGGGGTGAGCGACATCTTCAACTCGTTCATCCAGACTGTCCGATTCTTCATGCGGGATCATCCTCAACTCAACCGGCTCATCAAGGGCGAGGAATCTTCTGATCGGATGATTGCCTGGGCGATCCTCGACTTCCTCAGCGACTTCGCAGGCACTCCGCCGAGCCTGGGGTACTACTCCCTGGACCAGCTCTTCAACAT